TGGGGATTTTCTGTTCACCGCTTAAGCTCTTTCCAACCACGCGACTATCGCGTGGTTTTCTTTATACAACAAAGCCCGGCAGACTTTCCGCCGGGCAAATCTTATTCTCTTGAGCTTCAATCATCCACCGTCTCAACGAAGCTCGCGTCCTGCGGCGTAAAGCCAAACGTAAACTCCTTCTCGACGACTTGCCCCTTCTCAAACGCCAGGAGCACCAACTCGTTAAACCACACATTGTCTATGATGGAGCGCTCCTTCTGCCCCTCGACAGCATCGGGATCGTCGATGAGACCAACGAGTGTGGCGCGCGGGTCATGCCCGTTCTTCCACTCCTCAAGGTAGCGGTTGATGTTGCGATTGATGACGCTCTTGATCGTAAACGAGCCTGCGCCCGTGAGCGATGTGATCTTGCTGTCCTTCGAGTTGCCGATCAGCACATCCTCGCGGTCAGCCGTCACTTTCGCCTCGAACTTCGCGATTTCAAACAGCATTTCGCCGTCCCACCATACGCGCCCGTGCGAGCCGTTCCAGCGTCTACGACCGCGGTACTTTACATCCTCTACGTCTCTTGCCATGTCCTTTCACCTCCCTTCTTACATCGTGAACGTGATACGCAAGTCTTCCATCGCGTTGACAGGCGTGATGCGCCCCGTGAGAAGCACCTGCGTTCCCGTGTTGTACTCGCGAATCTGCTGCACCGTCATTTTCGTCACGTCGTCGCCGTGCAGGATGGCGTAGTCCTTCTGAGCCACCTCATCGATGTCCACCGTGTTGATGGCCGTCGGCGAGTCATCCAGCACATTGCCCTTGAGATTTCGGAAGTAGACAATAATCGCCGAAATGAAGAGCATCTTATGATTGTAGTCGTTGATAACCTTGCCAACATACGAATTTTTGAACGTGTCGCGGATGTCGTCCGTGATCATGTCCACCGTCTCGACGATCTTGATGTAACGGAAATCCTGCCCGACGTCCGTTGTGAATGTATGGAGCGAGTTGCACGCACGCGCAATCTTGACGCCGTTACCGTCCATCTCGTCAAAGAGGCAGAGCTGCCCCTTACTGATGCAGTCGTCGATGTCCTCGTACACCTCGCAGTCATAGACCTCGTTCAGCTCGTAGTACGTCGCCGAACGGTCGAGCGCGAGTCCTGCGAGAATTCCCATGATGCGCGACGTGTACTCCGTCGAGGTATAGACGAGATATTCGGGGATCGAACTCTTGACCTTCGTCTTGTCGCCGTTCGCCGCCTGCAATGCATCCGTATAGGCTGGATTAACACAGCGGATGTTGTCCGTCGTGAAATTGATGACGCCCTTGTCGTCCGCGTCGAAATTCGCCACGACCGCCTTGAACGTCTTGCGCTTGATATTGCGCTCCTTCTTGACCCAAGTCGCAAGGTCTTCCTGATCCTGTGCCGTGCCCGTCGGATGGCAGATGTAGTTCCACTTGATATTGTGGAGCTTCTTCAACACATCCGCCTGATTGAGCAGCGTCCCTTCCCCCGGCACAACGTCCGTCGTCGGAAGCGTGTAGACCAAGATGCGCAACGGCACACCCAACAGCGCTTTCTTGATGAGCGCCACATTCTTTTCGGTCAACCCCTCATCGGGAATGTCCGTGCTGTCCGTGATCTTGTAAAACTTCGATACGTTCGTCGACTCGTTGTTCAGGATCATCACGCCGATACCACGCGCACTGCGAGCAATAGCGGTCGTCGACTTCGTGCGAAAGTCGATGATGACCTGTGGCAGACCGAACTTTTCTGCCTCGTTTGGCATATGTCATTCCTCCTCTTCGATTTCTCTTTCTCCATTGATGGAAAGCTCCTCCATCAACTCTACAGTCTCCTTGGGCATCGCGTCCGCAAAGTCAAGTGAGAAGCTGTAATGCAGCACCTCGTCGACAATGCGGCTCGATGTCTCCTGCACCGTGATATGGCGGTCGCCAATCGTCAGCACAGGCAGGAGCGCCGCGTCGAGTGTATCGACCGCCTCGTAGAGTTTGGCACGATCGATACGCCCGCGAGCGTCGGGCGGCAGAACCAGCTCCATCATGACATCTATCTCGCGCTCGTAAATCACGCAATCAACCACACGCTTTTTGGGAGAAAGCTCAACGTGAAAGTATCCCTTGTCGGTGCTCGCGTTGTTCGTAAAATAGACCGCATACGGAAAATGCTGTTTCAACAAAGCCGAAAGCGCACTGCGAATCTCAACGGCAGCCATCATTTGAACATCGCCTCCAAGATTGCTTTTGCGTTCTCGCGGAACATCGCTTTTTGCTGCAGCACAGATTTTCGGAGCATCTTCACGCCGGGTACGGTCTTGCCCGTATATACCTTCTTGCCCTTGACCATGTGGACGATACGATGCCCATACTCGACATGCGCCGCGTACTTCGTGTTGTTGTAGACGCTGATCAAGCCGTTCTCCGACTGCGTCCTCGCCCAACCACTGCGCAAAGCACTCGTGTCGACAGGCGTATTGCCGCGCACCGTCCCCAGAAGAAGTTCCGCCTGCTGCTTCAAGAAACGATCTGCCGCCCCGCGATACCGCAGTTCCGCCTCAGCGAGCTTTCTTTCCAGCTCGTCTAAACCTTCAATCACTACGCCCATTGCCGACCTCCCCTCTCTTCCTCAGCGCGATTTCTTGATGCGTTGGATACGGAAAGCTCACGCCTGCAAAAAACTCCATGCGCCGCCCGTGCCGCAAAACAACGACGCGGTCATTCTCGCGGATGTCAATGACAGGGTCGCAGCAGAGTCTAAGATCGATAAAGACGCTCGTCGCCCGCTCCGTCTTAGCCGTCGTCAGTTCCTTGCCATATTGCGAGAGCTTGCAGGGGAGCGCGGCATAGACAGGCGTTTCCTCCTCGGCATAGTCGTCCGAGCCGTCTTCCGCCTGCACCTTCTTGAGGCGATACACGTCCGCCCTGTCATGGTACATCAGACGATGCAGCACACCCTTGAGGCTCATGCCCAGCTCACCACCTTGCGGTAGAGGTTCAGCTTCGGCTTGAGCGTCGCAAAATCGAGATCGGCAAGGCATCCCGTCGGGTCGATGTTCGATACAGCGAACTTGAATTCCGTATCGTCCATCTTGACGCTGGAAAGCGGCGCGCTGGATGGTACACCAAGCTCACTGCCTGCGGACGCATCCTCATCCGCAAACCGCTTGCGGATGAGGTCAACTGCCGAATAAATGAGCGCATCGGGAAAATCGGCGCGATGACAATAGTCGAGGATGTCCGTGACAAGCTTCTCGACGTAAAACGTGAGCAGCCCCTCGTCAAGCGTCCTCTTGCTTTCCAGCAGGCGCACCTTCGTCGTGATCACCCGGATCGCTTCCTGCTTTTCCATCCTTCTTCCCTCCCTTCGAGGGCTTCTTCTCATCAGCGGGCATAGACGAATTTTCCTCCACCGGACGGAATCCCTGCGCCCTGTAGATGACCTCGTAGGCGGTTTCTGTCGCCGTGATGGTCACGCCGTCTTTTTCGTATTCCTGAAAATCCATGCCGTATCCTCCTTACGCCTTCGGCTTGAGTGCAGCGAATGCCTCATCCTTGACAGGGAGGAAGCCGAGGCGCATCGTCACCTTGATTGCCACCATGTCATTCTCAGCAAGCGAAAGCGGCTTTCCGTCACTCATCTGCACCGACTGAAGTGTTGCCTCCTTCAGCGTCTCATACTGGATCTGGTCGCGGATGCCGATGATGGAGTACTTCCAGTCGCCCGCAATCGCACGCGCCTTCGTCTTGTCCCATGCGCCGTTGCGTGAGAACTCAATCGGCTGTGCGTAGAGCGTACTCGCATCCGTCCCTGTCACAAAGAGCTGGTTGCCGTTCGCGTCGCGCAGCTTGCGCAGACTGTTCTTGAGGTCGTACCCCGCAACAAAGCCGTTCACGTCAAGCCCGCCATTCTCGACAAGTGCCATCACGTCGGAGATATCAAGATCCAGCTTCGGGTTCGTCTCCTCTGCAATCACGCGCCCGCCCGCCGTCGCAACGCCGAGAATGTTCTTCGCAAAGGGCGAGTTCGTCCCGAAGAGGAACGCCGCATCGATTGCCTTGTAGAATGCCTCAGCGATGTACGGGCGAATCTCCGTGAACACATTGATGGTTGTGTCGCCCAGCTTCTCCTTGCTGCACGGGATGATGACGCCGATCTTCTTTGCGACGAGTTCGGGGAAAATCCACTTCGCGACCGAGGTCTTGATGCGCTCCGTCTCCCCGACCCAGTATGCGCCGGGTCCTTCTGCCATGACGGGAAACTTCTGCGTCTCTGACTTCATCTCGCGCACCGTCGAGAGCCGCATGACCGACGAGCCGCGCACCACGTCTGCGATGATTTCCGATGCCGTCGGCGTCGGCACAAATCCCTGCAAATTTTCCTTCAGATAAAGCGTATCTGCCATTTCTGTATCCTCCTCTTATCTCTTGACCTGATTCTTATAGATGGCGTCGAAGAAACCATTGTTGACGCCCGCGCCGTACGTATTCGTACGCGTGCCGCCCGCTGCGGGGGCTTTGCCCTTGAGCTTTTCATTCACGCCGTCCTCGACCGCCTTCTTGAACTCCTTTTCAAAGGTCGTAATGCGCGAAAGCGTACTCTCGCTGTCCTCGGCGATGAGGTAGTCCATGAACTGAACAGGGATACTGCGATCGGCGAGCACCTTGACCATTTCAAGCTTGAGTTCCTTCTTCTTCAGCTCGGCTTCCTTCGCCTCAAGCTCCTTGCGACTGTTCTCCAACTCTGCCGCCTTGCGCTCGTCTTCGGAGAGTTTCGACAGGCGCTCTTTCTCCTTCTGCTCTGCCGCAGCCTTCTTCTGATAATCCTTCTCCCACTTCGCCTTGGCGGCGGCAACGGCGGCGTCAATCTTCGCCTGCACGTCCTCTGGCTTGTCCTTTGCAGATTCGCCCGTCGGCTTGCTCTCACCGCCTCCCGCGTCAGTCGCACCCGCAGGATTACCATCTGTGCCGCTAGTGCTCCCCTCGCTGCCGCCATCGCCGCCCGCGAAGAGCTGCAAATCGAAATCAAACATATCTTTTGCCATATTCGTCCTCCTTTGTTATCATTTTCCCTCGGTCGACGCTCATCTGCGCCGGAGATCGTATGCCACACATAATCGCGCCTCCTATCCTAAAAATGGGCATAGAAAAAGCACCTTGCTTTTTGCAAAGTGCTTTTGTATGCAGTTAAACCTTCGAGTAAATCCTTAACGCCCTCTCAAAACTCAGAACACCAGCGATTCCCAAATTTCCTTCGGAGCCTGTTCGATGGGCTTATTATGACGAATGGCAGAAACAAGCATATTCGCCGCACTTTCGTACTCCTCAATCATTGGATGAAGAGGATCAATATACGCCACTCTATCCAAGGAGTTCTCACCAAACATCTTGCAATAAGCCGCCTCCGCATCATTGAAACGTTTCCGTGCTACTGTCAAGGCTTCAGGCTCTTTAACAAAGGTCACATTGTTCCCCTCCTTTCATGCGAGCAAAATCAGCCCAATAATGAGCTTTAAATACTCCTCATCACTTTCTATTTTAGCATACTCATAGATGGTCTGACCCGCTTTCTTTGTTGCACGTTTGAGCTGTCTTTCATCACAAAACAGGCTTTCAAGTCCTACGCTTAGGACTTCACTAGCGTCAGCATATTCTTTTCCGATATAAGGCGAGATAAAATCATCCTTTCGCGTCATCTCTCCCGCTCTATACCCTAATCCTTGCAGAATATTCTGCAACGGAGTCAGCGCCTCTCCTGCCGTTCGTGCCGCAATAAACTCTTTCGATATACGCAGTGCATTCGGGTTCAAATGCTCCACCATGTGCCCGATTTCATGCCAAGGCGTCGTTTTCCGCAGTCCGCTCATGGCAATTGTAAAATAATTGGTCGCATAATTCGGCAGACTCGTGACGTATTTCCGGCCAAGATCTTTTACAGCCCCAGCTTCAGAGAAATATCCGCGCTTCTCCTTTCTTGTATAGAGCTTCCGCCCCGTTGCAGAGAAATAGTCTACCCACGCCTTTGGATAGTGGGCAAACGCCTCGGAGAGCATCTGCTTGTTGACCTTGGAACTGCCCTTTGCCCACTGGTCTGTACGCAATGCACCGCCCATCTCTCTATAGTTGGCAAATATCGCCCGAAGTTCATCAGGTTTGCCGATTGCACCGAGCACGTCATGCTCTGCACAAATGGCTTCGCCAATATTCACCACATCTTGAACCGAGCACGTATCAAGCTGTATCGCAGCAATCTGCTGTTTAATCGCTTCCTTTGCGTTAATTGTACCACTTTGCACGACGGCATTCAATGCTCCTGCTGCATTTGTCGCTGCTCCCGCCGTATTTGTCGCTTGCGAAGCGACGTTCTTCCTCAGCCACTGTGATACCGTCTGCTTTTTGTCGATGTAAACACTTTTCCATTCCTCATACCGCATACCCGCTGGTACGAAAACATTCTTCCCGCGCTCATCTCGTGCGATGCGCGTCCCCTTGCGCGGCTTGTGTTCGGCGTAGAGACTGCCCGAAATGATGCTCCTGCACCTTGGATGCAGCGGCGGCATGTTCGTCCCCGGCTCGGCATTGTCTACCGCGAACACCTCGCCGTCCTTGCTCCTGCATATGGGCGTCGTGCGATTGTCGAGCGTCGCAATAAAACGGTAGTATGTCATGCCCGCGTCCTTGATGGAGTCGAGCGCCGCCTGATTCTGCACGTAATTCAGTTCCGTGCGCACAAGCCGCGTTGCATCGCTCGTACCGACGCCCATGCGTTCCCTTACATCGCGTACCATGTCGCTCACGGGTACACCCCGATGGGCGGCAGCGACGATATTGCGCTGGATCGTTTCGCCGAGCTTCGCGTTGTTGTGCCAGATGCGCTCCGAGTAGTTCTTGCCGCTCCACGGTGTGCGCAGCACAGCCTCAATGCGCTTGCCGTCCACGACGCCCGCCGCGCTCCGAAGCCCTCGCGTCTTGCCGATCTCGTAAAGCCCGCGATAATAAAAGTCCTTGTATGCCGACGGCAGAAAACGACTCATCGCTCGTTCCGTCTTTTCCGAGAGCTGAATCATTTCCTTGATGGTTTCCGAGCGCAGCGCGTCGAGTCGCGTGATACGGCTGCGCATCGCGAGCGTATTCAGCTCGCGCAGAAGCTCCTTGTCGCCCGTCGCGTTGATTTTCGCGACGTACTCCTGTAAGTCCATGCGCCACACGCGGTACTCGCTTCCCATGAGGAGACGTTGCGCCGCTGCCATGTCAAGACCGTTGTCCGTTGTGAACCGCTGATAGAGCGCCTGGATGTCCTTCTCGATGTGCGCGAGCGACTGCTCATAGTATGCTTTCAACTCGCGCTCAATCTCTTGGCGGCTCTTCCTGTCCCACTCCTCTTCCAGTTCCCTTTGACGCTTCTGCCAATACGTTTCCGTCGGCGTCGCCTTCTTCGTCATGGCCTGCGCCTCCCGTCAGTTCGTCGTAGTCGTCCGCTCCATCTTGCTCTTGCTCCCTTTTCAGCTCCTAGAGCTCTTCGGCGGGATCGGTCACAAAAGGCAAGAGAGACAAAAGACGCTTCTGCGACACAAGGCCGTAAAGCGTCTTCACAATGTCTGCCTGTTCCTGATTATTGGCTGGAATGTTCGCCGTGAACGTGATCTCAATATCGCGGAAGTCGATGTCCGCCTTGCTCTTCATCTTGAGCATCCCGGCAATTAGCTCGATGCGCCGTTGCAGACCTTTTTTGAAGCATCGCTCCTTGCGGCTGCGTATCTGTTCCAAGCCGATGAGCTTATACTTGATGGCGACGCCCGACGCATTGCCCGCGAAAGCGTCGTCACTCATGTCGGGAATGGAGCTGAACTTGTGGATGTCATTCTGCAGCCGCGTCTTGATGTTCTCAATGTAGGTGTCATTGAGATTCTTGATGAGCCATTCCGCGCCGCCCTCCGCGTCGATGTTGATGACCTTGTTGCGCCGAAGCTCCGCCACGTCCTCGGCGGTCGTGCCGCCCATGCCCTTGAGAATGAGATAAGCGTCCGTAAAGTCCTCCATATCGTCGAGCGTCAAGCTCTGCGCCTTGTTGTAGGCATCCACGAGTGTCATGACGCCCTCGAAGTCGCCGCGCCTCGCCTCGTTGTTCGGATACTCGATGACGGGCACGCCGTCGAAGTAGTGCGGACGAGGTTCACCGCGCCGTGTAATCTTGCCTGCGTCGTAGTCGTAACTCGTGACCGTCTGCGCGTCGTACACGTCGACGTAATCGCGGTAGCTTGATCCGTCCAGTCCCAAGACGCGATAACGACGGATGGCGGCGACGAGGTTCTCTTCCAGCGTCGAATCCGTGACAAGGATCATCTGCTCGGCAGGAATCGAACAAAAACGGATTTCGGCATCCGCATCGAGATAAAGCACCTCGTATGCCGCCCCCGTGACGCTCGACTCGCCCGCAAGCTGCAGATTCCCCTCCGCCTCGTCGTTGTAGCGAAACACATCCTGCAAAGCCTTGACCGCCTCCGTATCGCCCGAAATAGACGAGTAGGCGACAGGCTGCCCCATGAAGAAGCCCGTGCTCATATTGGCGATGTATTCGCAGTAGTTCGCAACAATGCGATTGTTCGGTGCATTGTTGGAGCGCTGCGCCTTACCCAGAATGTCATGATTGCCCGTGTAATAGTCTTTCAGTTTCAAGACGCGCGGCAGGAAATCTCTCTCGTGCCAGAGGAGCACGTCCATAATGTCTCGCTCTTCCAGCGCCTCTTTCGTTGTCTGCACCCTCATAACCCGAAAGCCTCCTTTGTGAATTTATGTTTGATGTCAACCACGTCATAATCATCCAACCCATACCACAAGCTCGAGAACGTGTGCGCATCCCGATTGAACTCATCTGGAATGATTTCGCCGTCACGGTCGGTCACATACGTCAGGTCTTGCAATTCCTCGATACAGTGCACGCACACATCCGAACAGATGATGCGTCGAAACCGCTTGAGCTTACGCGTATTGTCAAGGCGCGAGTGCCGGCTGGCGCCGTTACTCTTTCTCGTCGCCA